GTTAAAGCATTGTAAGCAGCCGCCGCAGTAGTTGCGCCCGTCCCGCCGTTTGCAATAGCTACTGTTCCGGTTACGTTAGCTGCATTACCTGAGATATTGCCGCTGACTTGAGAGCCTGGAAGACTAAGTGCGCTCAACGTAGTCAATGTGGAATTGCTTGTCGCGGTGATGTTTGCAGCAGTTCCGGTTGTATTTTGATTCAGCGCAGGAATGTCAGTCGCAACAATAGCGCGGAATGTTGGAGCGCCAGCAGTGCCATCAGGCGCAGCCAAAATGTAATTGGCAGTTTTAGACGCATACGGATTTTGTGTATCACCATACGATGCGGCAAGACTAATTGCAGGGGTTGCACCGCCGCTAGAAACAATAGGGCTTGTTCCGGTGACAGATGTAACGGTTCCAGAACCTTTGCTATTGAAAGTAGTCCAATCGGCAGCGGTAAGCAATCCACGATTTGCTGCTGAAGCAGAAGGCAAATTAAGAGTGATTACCGGCGTTGTTGTGCCTGTCGCCACCGATGATGAAACATCGGTTCCGGTTGTGCCTAAAGTCAGCGCAGCAACCGAAGTAACCGTTCCAGTTCCATATCCCGATGGGTTAGTAGCTGGGTAAGCGCCAAGGGCGGTAAGTGCAGCAACCGCAGTAGTCGCGCCAGTTCCACCATTACCGATAGCAACCGTACCCGTCACATTGGCGGCATTCCCACTAATATTTCCCGATACTTGTGAACCAGGCAAACTTAAAACACTTAATGTCGTAAGAGTGCTATTTGTGGTTGCCGTAACGTTAGCGGCGGTTCCCGTAGTGTTTTGATTAAACGTAGGCCAAACAAATGTTCCGCTGGTAAAGTTACCTGATGTTGGTGTACCTAAAAGCGGCGTTACTAAAGTTGGTGAAGTTGACAAAACAACCGAGCCGGTTCCGGTAGATGTTGTAACACCTGTACCGCCATTGGCAACAGGCAGCGTTCCATTTACACCAGCAGTAAGGGAAACTGTATTTTTTTCCCAAAGACTTGTTGAACTATTGTAAACAATGGTTTGCCCGTTGGTAGGTGATTGGGCAGATACATTGTGCAGTTCGTCTAGTTCATAACCGTTTTGTACTTTGACAAAAATCTTGCCTTGCGTTGGATGAGCGTATTCAACAAAACCAACATAAACAAGATGTGCCGGAGCATATTGTTTGGTTGCTGTATAGGCTCCAGCGGTTGTTGAACTTAAATAAAGTTGTGCGCCATCGGTAAAAGCAGACGTATCAATGTTTGTAATTAAGCCAATAACGGTGACATAACCATTAGTGTTGTTTGCTAAATCTGCTGTCATCATTCCCAAACTTTGGGCAGATGTTGCATCAGAAGTCGCCAAGGCTTTAGAGACAGTAGGAATTTGTCCAGTAGCACCGGACATATAAACAACTGTTCCTTTTGTAAGAGTAGCACCAGTTGTATTGCGAACTTGCACAATAACGTTTGTGGTGGATGCCGCAACCGATACCGACAAATCTACCGCGCTACCAGTACGGGCAATGGCAACCGATCCATCAGCGGAGGCTACAGAACCTACCGCGCCAAGTGCCAAAAGTGCATCGCCTGTATTGTTGGAATTTGTGCCGCCATTTGCAATTGCCACTATACCCGTGACATTTGCTGCCGTGCCGGTAGTGTTTTGATTCAATGTTGGTACATCTGCGGCTTGAATCGTAGACATCACTACGTTTGAACCATTACCACGAAGGTAAGAACCAGAAGTCGTAGCGCCAACCAAAGTATTGATAGCACCTTGGGCGGTTGTGGCATTAGTTCCACCATTAGCCAAAGGCAAAGCAGTTCCAGAATAGCCAATAGCCAATGTTCCAGCGGTAGTGATTGGGCTACCCGTAACCGATAGGAATGCCGGCACAGTCGCTGCAACCGAAGTAACAGTACCACCACCACCACCCGAGCCGTTTGCAGCCGCTGTGATGCGTCCTTGCGCGTCTACAGTGATGTTGGCAGCGGTATAAACGCCAGCGGTTACCGTTGTATTGGCAAGTGCGATAGTTCCCGTTGTGGTGATAGGGCCACCCGTCAAGCCTGTTCCGGTAGCCACCGAAGTAACCGTGCCGGAGCCGCCGCCACCAGTTGCGTTGATGGTTACCGCGCCGGTTCCACCCGTAGGCGAAATGGTGACATTGGTTCCTGCAACAATTTGCGTAACACCGCCGCCACCAGAGCCGGTTGAATTGATAGTTTGATTGGGCCAAGAACCAGTGATAGTGACATTGGTTCCCGCTACTAGGGCAGGGGTTGCAGTACCCGATCCACCGTTTGCAACGGGAAGAATTCCGGTTACGCCGGTAGTTAATGGAAGTCCGGTGGTGTTTGTCAGCACACCCGATGCCGGTGTACCCAAAGCTGGAGTAACCAAAGTCGGTGATGTATTAAGAACAACCGATCCCGTTCCTGTGGACGTAGATACACCCGTACCACCCTGGGCCACGGCAATCTGTCCAGAAATCATGCCGGTTGAAACAACGCCGGTAGAACCTGTGCCAACAATATCGCCCGAAGTGGCTGGCATATTAAGGGTTACAGCAGTTGCCGTATTTGGGGCAACTAAATCTGTAGTCCCACCTAATGCTGATTGAAATGTAATTTTTCCCATGATTCAACCTTATGGAGCAATGATTAATTGGGAAATAGTCAGCGCGCCCGTAGATGGATTAAATTGAAGTTTTGTAGAACTTGTATATTCAACCGTAACATTACCGCTTGTTGCATTGGCAAACAATGGATAACGAACCGCATTAGTTGTTGTGTCATCAGTAATCGTAGCGTATTGGGTAGACGTATAGCCCGATGGATTAGATGAGGGATAAGCACCAAGCGCAGTCAATGCAGCGGGAGCCGTAGTCGCACCAGTACCGCCGTTAGCAATAGGAAGCGCCGTACCGGAATAAGTAATCGCCAAAGTACCAGCAGTGGTGATTGGCGAACCGGCAATAGAAAGAAACGATGGTACGGTAGCAGCCACCGATGTAACGGTTCCTGTTCCACCCAAAGCAATCCAAGTAGTGTCATAGTTGGTATTGCTTGCTTTAGCCAATACCTGTCCGGTAGTGCCACCCGTAGCCACACCAGCGCCAGCAGCACCGGCTGGGCCTTGTGGGCCTGTAGGGCCAGCGGGGCCAGTAGGGCCAGCTAATCCACGATCAATGGTAACAATTTGGGTTGTAGGCGGCGTAACAACTAGATTGATGTTATTGCCGTCTATGACGTTAGCGACAATATTAGCCATTAGTTAGTTACTCCATCCGAACGTACCAAGAACAACAAGAAAATAATGCTGTCATCGGCAGGGGTTGCACCGGAAGCGGCAAAAGAGATTTTGAGTCGTCCGCTAAAGCCCACGCAATTCACCGCATTGATGTCCAATTGAGTATCGGTAGATACAACGCTCCATGTGGATTCATCAATCAACATTGTGAACGTGCCGGACGCATTCACCCGATTGGAGATAGTCAAGGCAATAGGGCTGGGCGTTGACACCGTATAGTCGGCAATATCAAACGTCAATCCATTGCGGGTGTCCACAATGTTGGTAACTGATCTACGGAGGATGGACGCATCAATAGTCGCGCCTGTCAAATCAATAGGATCGCCAGCGGTATTGGTAAGTGCAAGGTTCCAGTAAGTTTTTTGGTTGTACACCAACTCACCGGCAATGATGGAATTAGAAAAGCCGCTGACTTGCGCCAGGGTATTCTTGTTAAAGATAGCCAAGATGTTCCCCTTCCTCGGGTGGTGACGCCCCCCGCGCACTCGCAGGGTTACGATTCTTGTTTTGTTAAATTATTCTACACTAAATTGCTGGCGTTTGGGAAGTATCCCGCGCCTGTGCGGTTGCAATATACAGACTATAAAGGATGTTGTACAACTCTTGCTGGGTAACCGTCTGTCCCGTTGGCGTTCCGGTTGTCGGATCAAGAATCACAATATTGGATGCCCCATTAAATTCTGTTGAACAATTGGTATTGCTATTTACTACCAAAGGCGAAAGATTATCTAATGCAATTAATTGTTGTTCGCCAAATGTAATTGTTGGCGTTACACCATAATTATTACCAATATATACGCTTGAACAGCGAGTCCAAGTACTTCCAGCCACGGGAGTTTCGTTATAGTTTGCCATGATTAACCTTTATGCTGTTGCGTTATAAGAACCGGATATTACTATTTGTGTGCCACTAACAAAATTGCCAGCACAAAAATTTCCGCTAGAACCATTTGGGACATAAGATAATTGAACGCTTGTTCCACTATCGGCCAATGCTTGATACCATCCACCAGATGATTGTGGGCTAATACTATTTACATATATGCTAAATGCAGTAGACGCATTACATGAAAATGGCAATGTAAATCTAGTAATTGATGCACTTGAACCGGCTGCGGAAATATTTACTATCAATGTAAATGTAACAACCCTACCAATTTTTGTATATTGCGCCGTAGAAGAAGAAACCGTACCAAAATTAGTAAATGTTGAAGTCCATGTTCCTTCAGCATAAGTATCCAAAGTATTTACATCAGTACTAGAAACTGGAGTGCTTGAAAATTTAATTTGCCCCGCAGTTAATGAAATATCATAACCTGATGATGCTAATGTTACCCCTGTTCCTGCTCCAATAACATTAAGAAATTGTGCCGCATATCCAATGCTATTAGAGTTTGATCCATAAACTGCTGATTTACTTGTGGTATTTGAACTAGCAATAATGCCAAATTGCGCTGTTGATGTATCGTTAACTATTAATCCAACAGTTCCCAAACCACTCCAACCTGTTCCACCTGTTCCGCGAAACCTTGCATTGCCGCTAATATCAATATTTGATGCGCCGGTAATATCGCCAGTAATATTTAATGCGGTTCCACTCCATTGCATTGAATTAGTGCTATTGCCAATTGCAAGGCGAGGCGTTCCCGAATCATTACCTAAGAAAAAGCCAGCGGTTGTATCGGTATAAGATGTTTTGCCAGAATATAAATTTCCAGCAGTTGATATTTGTACTACACCAAGATTGGCAGAAATAGCTTCTAGCGAACCTACTTTAAGATTAGATAGGTAAGGCGTTTGCCAAAGAGTACTGCCGCCGGTTGTGTAAATGCCGTCCGATTGAAAAAGGGATTCATTTACAGACAATGTTGGAGGCGAGGCTTGCCATGTTATTCCAGACACTCCAAAATGTAATCCAGTATCAGGATAAGTTGTACCGCCGGAAGTTGTATCTGTTCCTGTAAATGTTGTGCCTGATGTGGCTTTACCATACATAAGACGGGCATTGTTACCTTGTGGGCCAATACTTCCATCCAAACGATAACCAACCGTATTAAGTTGTGAATTGCTCCAATTGGTTGTGCTTGTTGTGGCAGTCGCAGTATCGGTAACAATTACATTCAATTGATAAAGTGTATATCCGCTTCCAGGGGCGGCAGGAGCCGCAGCAGTCCATCCCGATGGATATGCACTAACCGCACCTGTACTCCATGTATAGGTAAATGATTGCGTTGGGATTGAGGGAGCCGATGTAAGCCATTGATATGAACTTACGGTAATGGATTTTGTTCCGCTTGCGCCGGTAGCACCTGTAGCACCTGTAGCGCCATTTGAACCAAACCCGCCAACATACAAGACAGTAGTTGAACTCCATGTAACTGTGCTTGTGCTTGTGGTTAATTGATCTGAATATCGCTGATCTATTTCATAAAGATTTTGTCCAGCCGAACCCGCGCCTGGTGATTGGCTCCAACCATTTAATGTGGCCGGATTCGTGAATGCGCCGGTTGCCCATGTATAGGTAGAAGTCCCTGATGGATAAGTTGTTGGAAGCGTAGAACTCCATTGGAATAGACTTAACAATGCCGTGCGTGTTCCATTAGTTCCAGCAGTGCCTGTTGCGCCATTTTGAGCAATAGATGTGATGGATGCGCCAGCCCATGCTACACTAGTAGTGGCCGTACCCGCAAAGGCGGTAATGCCTTGTCCAGCTTGCCAAAGCTGATAATTAGCCGTGCCAGGATTAGCAGGGATAGTTACACTCCACCCAGCCCCGCCTGTGTATCCAGAATTGGTGGCCGTTGCCCATGTATAGGTAGAGTTACCTGTGGGACTAGATGGCGTTGTTAGCGCCCATTGGTACAAATAAACTTGTGCGGTTTGCGATCCAACCGTTCCAGTAGGTATCCAAGTAAATGAACTGCTTGTTCCTGTAATGGAACTTTGTCCAATTTCATTTTCTACCATAGCACCAAAATAATAGGTGTTTGCTGGTAATTGATTATTTGGAAATGTTAATGTTGTGCTATTAGCCAATGCACCATTTGTAGGCGCATAGGATTTATATAAAACACTCCAATCACTAATTGATGGCGTTGCAACTGTTGTATAAAACGCCGTAACCGCTGTAACACGCCCAATTGCTGGTGTAGTTACTTGCACATTAAAAAATGGAATTGTTGCTGTTGGATTGGAATAAGAAACAACCGGAGGGCTTACTCCAGAAAAAAACTGCACCGATGCAAGATTGCTATTTGGTGTTGGTGTAAATGCGGTAATTGAACCGTTGTCGTAAACGGCAGCGTTGTATTCATTCAAATCCAAAGATGCGCCAAGATTGCCATCAGGCAAAGACACCTCGCTTACTTTCATTACTCGGAATAATTTGTTATCCCAACCATAAGAACTATTTGTCAATGTAACCACATCGCCGGCATCTACTTGGATGGCGGGATAGGCGGCAGAAATGGTTACCAGCAAATCCTCACGCGCTTGCTCTAACATCCGGTTCGCAAGATATGTTGCTTGAACCGAATGGTTTACCAAATCAAGACTGCATGAATATTTATTTATTGGTTCATTGGCATATAGAAGTCCAGATGGTGTTTCAAGATAAACAACATCACGCTGATCCCGATTTAATTTATTGGGAAAACTTGACTCTACTTGATTAATGGAATTAGAAATATCTAACAATGATGTTTTAATTTCACCAATAACATTGGTATCATCAAATGCAAATGTAGAACTTGCATCACGATTAATAACAACTGTCCATTTTCCGGTAGCGGCATTGTATTGATTCCAACTATCGCAAGCGGCCATGATGCGATCAATATTAGACAAAACGTTTTGTCCTGTATCCAATACACCATTGATACGATACCTTTGTATGTTTGCCGTGCCACCCGTACTTGGGGTGTATGGAATCAAAGATTCGGAATAAGTATTTAATGCTATGGCAGATGAGTAATCAACTATCGTAGATAAAATTGCTGTACCAGTACCAGAACCAACTCCAGTAGCAACAAACCATACGCCTACAGAATTGCTAATTGCACCAATTGTTGTAAAACTTGTTGTACCAAGACTTGCAATTTTATAAGTTTCACCAACCACAAAAGAACCCGCATTAGTGGTAGGCATAGATGTGTTTAACATCCCGCCGCCATACGTTTCATTGCTTATGTAGTCAAACCAAACATCACCAGGCTTTGCCACATAGGTGTTATTTAAGGCATGGCCCACACGGAATGTAATTGGCTGGAGTTGTGTTGTTCCTGCTTCTTGAGAATAAAACAATTTAACAATTGCAAACGCCAATCCATTCATTTGGCGTGTTCCTGTCCACGCATTTGCAGCCGCAACCGGACTACCACCTGGTGATGCAGTTCCAATCACGGTATCGGGCGAATACCAATTAACACTAGTAATTACTCCATCATCGGTTGATGTGTAAAAGCCAATATAAAGCTGTCCGCTAATTTTTGTGTCTACATTGCCGGCACTATCTGTCAGGCTAATTACTTTTGATCTATCGGTTGCATCAAATTCAATGACGCGATCACCATAGTACATACTTCCTTTTGATGCGTTTCCAGTTCCCGATCCGGTGCCGGTAGCAACAAACCATGTACCAACAGTATTAGATGATGCGCCAATTAATGTAAAGTTTGTTGTTCCAACTGATTCAATTTTGTACCTTGTATTAATCACAAAGTCGCCAGCGTTTATTACTTCAATAGGATAAAAAGTAAATTGCCCATTAGGGCTAATGCTAGAAACCGCTAGTACATAGTACATACACTTTTGATCTACCGATAAAACGGCATCCACAAAAGTGCCACCCATATACGCATCGCCATAAACAATTGGAATGCTATTTGTAGTGGCCGGTGGAACTTGTTGTCTTACGCCATTATCAACGGGAGTATTAGCGTTTTGATCTTGGGAAAATACACGCGCAACAATTGCCGATACTACAAAATTTATAGCAAAAGTAGCCGCAGCATATCCGGTTGCCCCTAATGCTGCGCCAGCTAATACTGCGTCCCCAAAAACTGCTGCAAGAATAAGTGATGCTGGCATTTTATTGTTCTCTAAAAAAGGTTGCTTCCATTAGCTTGTATCCGCGCTTTGTGTAATCAATAAATGGGGAGTTTGCCAGCACAGAAGTACAAGCAAAAGTCACCCTGCCATCATTAATCATTTCTTGCGCCCTCTTGTCAAATTCTTTCCATAGCCTACCGCCAACAGTGCTTTCCCGATGTTCCGGCTTTACCCACCATGCAATCTCATGCAACTCTATAACACTAGGACACCAGAAGTTTTGAATAACCATTGCCGCTAGAAATCCACGATTTTCATTATCAATCAGTACAAACCCTTTTCCGGCCATCATTGTTATTATCAATTGAGCAACATGGCTTTCGTTGTGGGCTTGCTTTTGTCGTATGGCTTCAATAGGTGCTTGCGCTGAATACTCCCGCATCATCTCTATCAAAACTGGCATATCGTATTTTGTCGCCTGTCTTATCATGCTATCCTTTGAATGTTTTAACCATTGGCTCAGTAGATATATTTGTTCCACCAGAACCATGCCCAACAGCACTTGGTGTATTTGTTGTTGATTGGCTTGATTGAATAGGTGGCGCACCAAAGTCAAAGTAAGTAGAAGCAATGATTGGAACCCGATTCATAGATGTATCGTTAGGATAAATAAAGTTCCATGCTTTGGGCGTAGTCTTAATGCCTTGTATTCGATTTTCAAGGATGGTGCGGAAGCTGGCGCAGCTAATGCCTACGGTGGCTATCCTTACGCGCATTTGATCGTCAAACTGCTCTGTAATGGATGCGTTGGACACAATGCCTGTGTATCGCTTAAAGAACTGCTGACTAGGCGTTGTAATGATTTGATTCTGGCTATCCAAGAACCCGCGCCATACATCAATGTTAGAACCCTTGATGTTGGCCGCCAAGACTGTTGCCACGTTAGAACCGTCCACGCCGGTAAGCTGAATCGCCAAGTCGGTAGATGTAGCCTTGATGTTGCGATCAATCGGGGATATGGACAGCAGACTACCAAGATTGGTGAACGTCATTCCATTGACAGTGATGGCCGATGCCGCATTACAAAAGTAATAAGTATCAGTTGTGGTAGTCAACCGGATAAATTCTGCCTGTACGATTGATGGGCTCGACAGAGCCGTCATTGTGGTACTCATCCTGTAATGTCCTCAATAAATACAAAGTCGCCGTCCCATTGAACGAATGCGCCACTTGTCATTGGGTTAAGTGTATATGTTGGGCATTGTGACGCAAGCAAATAAAAAGTGCAAGCCGAACCCACCCCAGCCAATGTTCCAGCAGTTACCGTTCCAATAACAGGGCGGTGTAAGGTAACGCTAATGGTTGTCCCTGATCCACGCAAAACTTGGGCCGTTACTTTGTAAGAGTAAATTCCTATTTGCAAGAAGTCGCCAGCAGCAAATGCCACGGTGGTGGCCGAAATCAATCCCGATGCCCCCGCAGCACCAATGGCCGGAAGATTCCCCACCGTGATGGTAGTCGCATTAGCCGCAGGAACCGTGGACAATGTAAGTGCCGATGCTTGTGCCGATGTAAAGCCGCCTTGATAAGCGTTAAACCAATTAAGGTTAGCGCCAGAAAAAGTAATTGTCTGCGGAATCTGTCTGTCGTAATTGTCAATCACCTGGATCACATCCCGAACTTGCGGGTAGTACAGAAAGTTGTGAGGCTTGACAACAAAGTTCCACGGCACAGATGTCAAGTACTGCGCCACGCGAACTTGGCCCGAGCGACTGACTTGCTGCCCAACCGTCCGGCGGTTTTGGACGCTAATGGATTGGCTAATGTTAAATATGGTTTGAAACGACATTATGTTCTCCCTCGCCCGACAGAAATATTTTTAGCGCCATAAGCATTTGCCGCCCACACCGCCTTAGAACTGCCAAGGATACGATCTTCAAAAGATTTGGTATCAATGGCATTGATGTTGTAGTTTGTCACGTTTGTCGTGCCGCCCATGCTACCAATTTGGTTTGTCGGAATGATTGTGCCGCCCGTGTTTGGAACAAACATCTCTGGCCCTTTTTCGCCAACAAGGTAAGAATCGGTAGCCGTAACTTCACCACCCGCCGCCCGCACACCGGCTGGCATAGATGACAAGCCACTACCTCCGCCAAACAAAGAACCAATAAAGCCAAACAAACCGCCACCACCACTATTGCCACCAAGACTTTTTAACAAGTTGCTTGCAGATGCTCTAAGTTCAATTTTCAATAAATCATTAATAATGCTTCGAGTTAAATCGCTAAATGATAATTTGCCAGTTTCAACAAAATTATCTAGCGCCGAATTCATGTTACTGATAACTGAATTAAATTCATCGCCGCCTTTTTTGCCTTCTTGCTTTGTAGCATCAATAAAATCGCGGTATGCTTTATCCCATCCTTCAGAAAATGTAGTTTGTTGGTATTCGGTAAACGCAATCTGCTGCAATCTAATATCGTGCAAACGTTTTTCGCCTTGAATTTCTTTGTCTATTCCTTCAAGAGTTGCCGTCAATTCCGCACCTTCACCCAATTTGGCACGGGCATCTATCCGCTTTTGTTCAAATTCCGCAAGTCGTCTTTGCAATGCAAGATTTTCTACTTGGACGTCATATTCATTTTGCGATATGTAATAGTGCTGCATATCCATGCGCAGCTTGTCTGCATCCAAGTCATTTAGGATTTGTTGATAAGTTGATTGTTGTTTAATGGATTGAAGCTGCTTATTACGTTCGGCTTCAATTAAATTAATTTTCCGTTTAAATCTTTCTTCTGTTGCACGAACATCTAAAGCATATTGTTCGTCTATTGCTTTAGCCTCAACATCACTTTTATTTTTAAGATTTTTTTCGTTGTCTTGCAATAATTTGGATAATTCACGTTCTTTGTTATTGCGCTCTTGCGCTATTTGTATTTCATATGTTCCAACCGTTAATGCTTTTATCCTTAACTCATCATCGGCTTTATCCCAATTGTAGGAAACGCTTTTCCAAAATGTTTCTTCTTTAATGCTTTTTACTTTTTGATCCCGTTCGGCTTTGGCAATTGCATTAGCACCTTGCGCTTTTTTGTTGGCCGTTTCAATATCCAATTGATATTGTTGTTCATACAAAGAAATCTCACGTTTGCTTAACTTTTGCTTTGCAAGATTTTCAGCGTAAGTAGATTCCGCTTTGGCAATTTCTCCCAATCGCGTTACTTCAATTTGATCTAAATCGGCTTTGTACTTGTCGCCTGCAATTGCTCTGATTTTTGCGGCATCCATTTTTTCCATGATGCCAAGTAATTCACGCTGTAACGTTACTTTTGCTGCAAGCGCATCCGATTCTCTTTTAATGGTTTCCTCAGAACCACCGGCAGTTTTATTGGCTTGATTTCCAACTTTGCCAGGCTCTGATGAATTGGATGATTTAGAAAATTTGTAAACACCAACTGCGCCAATAGCCGCCAAAGACGCTACAAGCATTGGAATGTTTAATGTCATTGCGCTAGTAAATACTGCGCCAGCCGCCATTGCTTCAGCTATTTGAACTGCAATAATTGCAATTTGAGCAAATTGTGAAACAACCACATAACTTGTTATGGCAAGCAATGCGGTTTTGAATGCTTCAATGCCAATTAAACCATCACCAATAAAAGGTGAAAACAAATCGGCAAATGCCAATTTTAAATTGTCCATTGAGCGTTTTAAATTTTCGCTAGTTTCTGCAAACTTTGCCAATGCTTTATCATGGCCTTCAAATTCTTCTGTAGATTGATTAACCTTTTCGGCTAATTCTTCAAAAGACAAAGTAACTCCAGCCTTTCCTACAAGGGATTTCATTACCCTAATTTGTTCGGCTTTATTTCCAATTTGCGCAATTCCATTGACAATTTTGTTTATTTGATCTTCTGGCTTTAATTTAATTAAATCTTCAATTGTTATATTCATGCTTTCAAACAAAGCAATTGAATTTTCTGTGCCACTTTGGGCATTGGCAATTTCGCTAAACATTTTGGACAACATTGCGCCCGCTTGCTCTGCATTGCCTCCAGATGTTTGAACCGCATCCTTAAATTGAAGTGTTTTGGCAATGGAAATGTCGTAAGCCGTTGCCAAGTCTTTTGTTTGGTTTGCAAATTCAAGCGTACTAGAAACCAATTCACCAACGCCAAGGGCGGTAAGACTTGTAATCCCACCTAACTCTTGGAATCGCTTGTACAACTCTTTAACATTTGCGCCCAATTCGTTAAACGAACTTTGCAATTCCTTGGCGCTTTTACGCGCATCGGCAGTGTCCTTTGTCCAGCCAGCGGTGACAAGTCCAAGTTTTACCGATAGTGATGCTATTTGCGCTGACATGATTAACCTTTCTTGGCGGCTTTGCGAGCCACTTCTTCAATGGCAAATTGTAAATACGTTCCAAGCAAAGTTACCACTTCGCCAACATTTTGTTCTAATGCTGGACGCAAAAAAGGATGTTGTGGGGTGCTTGCTGTGCCAAATTCTTGAGCAAGTGCTACTGGATGACGGTTGCGCCATACTTTTTGGAATACGCCGCGCTTGTTTAAAACATGGGTTGCAACTGAATCATCGCGCAAACTACTAGTAGAAACCCTAGCCATAAAGGTTTCGCCTTCAACGTAATATTTGCTTCGGCGATCACCAGAATTAGGCCGATGCACTTTCATGTACATCCGATCCGCAAGTTGTCCAGTGTCTCTTGGAGCATTGGCTTTGGCGGCTTCCAAGACGGGAGCAAAAGCTACTTGAAGCGCATTTTTCCAAATGCGATCAGTTTTGGCTTTGCCTATTTCTTCCGCCATTTCATCCATTGCGGCAAATAAAGCATCAAACCCTTCAACTTGGAACTGTTCTGTCGCCATTTATTTTCTCCATGCTAAAGCCTGGTGCTTGCATCATAAATGAAAGCAACGCATTACTTATCATGTCTTGTTTTGGCAACTCCAAATCTGGGTTCTTTTCGTATTCTACAACCCAAGGAAAGATGTTTTCCGATTTATATGCTGGCGCACCTGATGGGCGGATGTAATTAAACACCGCTGTGGTTAAAGGAGTTATGGCATCAAACGTCCCTTTATTGCCCAAAATTCCATCGGAAAACATTACACAAATTTCTGTAAATGTTTCCTCATCTATTTTATCTATACTTTCCGCACTATGTCCATTAAAAATCATTGCTGCCCGTGTTTGGCTGCGGATTGATTTCCTTAGTTTTTTTTTGCTTCTTTGTAGTTTGGCCGGATTGCTTCATCAATCTTGCTAACAATTTCCTTAATGATAGATTCGGGGAATTCTTCCGCGATCTCATCAAACGATTCTGTAATAGGTTCGCCAGTAGCTGATTGCAAAAGGGAAAAGTATTTCTCTACTTGCATTTGCCAGATTACAGTCATCTTGGCAAGGTTGCGAACCGAATTGCCATCAATCACCAAATCATTGTCGGTGATTTTGATTTTTTCTTTGTCGGCATTAAGGGCTTCTAAAAAACCTTCTTCCGCTTCATCCAAAGTTTTACGCAATGGGGCGGCAAGATTTTCATAAACGACATTGACGCGATCCGCATCTGGATCGGAAATTGTGGCCGTGATTGCTTCCATTTCCCGCTTTACAGGAATGCGAACCTTTAAGTCAAACTCAATGTCATTAAGTTTTACATAAATGGTTTTAAATCGGGCGGCAGCGCGAATGGCCTCATAGTCCGCACCAAGTTTATTTGAAATGCTCATTTCTTATCCTTTAATTATCTTGTGGTAAATTTTATTGTTCAACTCCAATGCGTAGGACACTACTTCATCGGGAGTCATCTTATCAGCATGATGCCTTGCGATCTCATGGGCCAGCGTTACCGCCGTCATGCGTTGTTGGTGGAACCCAAACCAATCTTTGCGGGATTCGGATTGGGTTACCAAGAACCCTAGTAAGTCATTTGTGTTTTGTATTTTAGTTTCCATTTATTCCTCGGAGGGTGGTGGAGTGTATCGTGTAGGGGCTGTATAAGGGTTGTGTTTTGCAAGAACCCGCAAAGCAACTCCCTCTGCCGAGTCAGACTCAGTAGAGGAAAGTGCTTGTGCGACTTCCGCAGCGTCTACTACCAAACCTCGGGCAACAATGTCCAAGTCTTGATAAGTGCTGGTTAGCACCTCCAGCGCGGCGGTAAGTTGTTCAGACATTAGGTATTGCTCCAGCCGTACTGATTACCACGGGGATGAACCGTAAACGTGCATTTAGCTTCTGCGCCAGGCGCAGCGTCAATTTGGAACTGCGATACACGGCCATTGAAGGCGTATGCAATCGTAGTAGTTCCGGCAACCGCAGCCACCACAAACGTGCGATCAATCACGCCGCTGTAGGCATCACCACGGATCAACAGAAGGCCGGCATCCGATGGATTCCATGCCGCAGTGATAGTCATGCTGGTGGGAGCCGATTGCGTTGGGATTTTGTCACTTTGACGCGATCCAGCAACCATGAAGGAGGCCACGGCATCATCTTGGCCGAAAGCGGGAACCGCCTCAACGTTAAGCGCCGTACCTGCTGCGCCTGTACCGTTGGCCGTTGTGCCTACGATAGTTGCGACTTGGCCTGTCCACACTGCCAAGTTTGCGGTGGAAAATGCCGTGGGGGATGCGCCTGTTTGCATCCACATCGAGGCTGAAAAGCCTGGTAGAACTACTGCTGGTGCTGCCATGATGTTGCTCCTTATTAAGCGTTATTGCACCAACCGTACAGGTTGCCGCGAGGATGGATAGTGAAATTGCATTTTGATTCAGCGCCAGGGGCCGCATCAATTTGGAATTGGGATACACGGCCAACAAAAGAGTAATACACAATGTTTGTACCATCGGTAGCCGCAATCACAAAAGTACGATCCACCGTACCGTTGTAAGCATCGGTGCGGAGCAAAGTATTGATAATTGCATCACTAGGATTCCAAGCGGCGGTAATCGTCATAGATGTTGGGGCAGATTGGCTAGGAATCTTGTCCGATTGACGCGAACCGGCCACAGTGAACGATGAGACTGCATCGTCCTGGCCAAAAGCCGGCACTGCCTCAATATTCATCAAATTGCCAGTTACCGCAATAGCTGCCACATTTGATAGCGTAGACAATTGAGCAAGCGTCAATACGGTAGGAGTAGTGGCGGGTTGTGCGTACATTGTGGCGCTAAAGCCAGGTAGTACTTTATTGGGTAAAGCCATGATAAATTTCCTTCAAGGTTAAATTAATGTTCTATGTTGGAATATCTAGTGTGCAGTCGAGAAATATCTCTGCCAGTTTTTCTTCATTATTGTATGAGTTATAAAGCCAAACTACGTCCGCTTTACTTATCCAAAAGCCGCTTGATCCACCAAACTGCCCCGAATATCCATGCAACGCTTGAAGAACCTGATTGCTAATTGTAAACCCGTCTTCAATATTTTGGGTAAATATCGAAATCTGGAATATGGGGCGATCTATCCCTTTATTGTTTTGATTCTGTCCAGTAAAAACCGGCTGATGAACATTGCGTAAATTCCAAACCAGAAACTTAGGTTGAGTAGCGTAATTCCGATTAAAAGAGGCATATACAGGCACAGGCGTGACAATGTTAGCCAATTGATATTGGATTGCTTTTGCATAGTCAACTGGGTTGTTTTGTGCCATTACACCGCCGCCACAGGATCGTTACGAACGCAAATAATCTTTACAGTCATCCGATCATCAGCTTCGCGCACGTTATCTATGCGCCAATCAAAATTACGCCAATTGATTGAATACAGATTTTGGTTATCAATCATTTCTTTTGTGTTGGGCGTATAGTTCAGCGTAAAGTCCACTACATCGGAATAAACGCGATACTTTTCGCTTATTTTTACATGGTTAGCCACCGAATGCACACGCGCACGGGTTTGGAACCATTGGGTAACAGTCGTACTTTGCTCACCAAAGGTACTTACACCAAAGGTGAGTCGATTTACCGTAATGTTTTCAAACCGTGCGATTGCCATTTACATCACCAATGGTTTGTAATTTCGCAGTAAGGTAGCAACGCCAAATGGGATTTCTCGAATTGGTGTATCTACAGTATTGCTACGGTTGTTGTACAAGTGAGTAAGCAGTAACAGTCCAGCTTGTTTAATTACCGGATAAGCCGAAATCGGGTTAGCCACGGTGGAATACTCAATCACGATTGGGGCCGTCATCACCGAATTTATTGATGTCGGCAGACTGTTTACAATTACTTTGTTCCCCGAGGCATCATAGTAATAATTGGAACTTGCAATCGTCACCAAATCAGGCGGGAAGTTGTCGTTCCAGTATTTCAGCGAATTAACCGTAATGCCGGCCTGTCCACTATTGATGTTTTGGCTTACCTCGGGCAAGTCAAAGCAAATAGGCGAGGAAACTAGACTTTCAATGCCGTACCACACTCGGTACGTCAGGCTGAAAATAGACAATCCTAGATAGTCCTCAATTGCCTGACGGGTAGCCAGTTCCAACCCTTGCAGGTAGCTGTCTTGGCTTTCATCGCCGAACAGGTTTAATTGTTGGGTGATTTCTTCCAGTGTCAACCATGCCGTCAAATTGTCGCGGTTGATTTGCTCAACCTTGACGTAATTAAACGGGTTGCGTGTGACTGCCCCGTAGGGCACTCCAACCATGACGGTATCTGCTGGCATATTAAACGCCCACTAAACGAATACCAGCAAATGGATTACGAACGGTACTAGCAAGACGTTTTTCCGCATACAGGTTTATGAAACCAGGCGTTGTTTGATCGAATGCTTGCACCGTCATTTCTTCAATGTCAGCAATCGTTACAAAGTTAGGCCAGTTAGCCAAATAGATGCTAAAGTTTCCAGCGCCCACCAGTTGCATATAGGGATTAGGGATCACAGGGAAACCAAATATATAAGTTACTGCGCCACCATCGCCATCACCAACTTCAGGGAATTGCTTAATTGCAGCGCCGCCCAAGTTGCGTAGATTGTGGATTGTCTGCGGGTGCATCATCCATGCAGTACCAGGCAACGTCCAATATTGGGCAGGGAACAACCGAGCCATATCAGTGATGTCACCATACGCAATAGCCGCACCCGCTTGGCTTACGGTTGCAATGCTATGGATACCATTAGTGATTGCCGTGCCACTAGAGCCAAATGCTGACGCGCTGGCAGTCGTGTACATATTCAACCCACGCAAACCGCTTGTAGCGCCGTATGCGGTGGTTGTAGAGCCAGCCTGATCGTTGTTTAGAATCATAGATGCCGCTTCAACAGCGCCGAACTCTTGCATCAAATCTTGAACAAGAGTTTCATCCAAATAATTTACATCTGTCATTACCGCAGTACGAATCGGCAGTTGTGCCGTAATCACGCGAGTAGGCAATTGCCAAATAGATGTGTCGGTATCGGGCGTTCCACTATCAGCGGTGAACGTATATCCCCAAGGGTTTGTTTGGTTTGTGCTGTTACCAACTTTGGCAACAAACTGCACAGAACTTTGTCCAGCGCGAAAAACTTGTCGCGCTGCTTGTCGAATTGGGTTTGCAAAACGCAATGCTGCGAATGCGTCATCAAATAAAGTGCGTCCACCCTTGTTATCACCAGAACCTGTAAGGCTTGATGCTTCTTTCAAGTCAATGGTTACTTTGCCACCCTCATTGATAGTTTGCTTAATGCCCGTAAGGATTTTTTCGGTAATAGTCATGGTGATACTTTCGGATTGAGAAAAAGGCGGGGGCCGCAGCCCCCACCAAGGCAACAATTAGGTTGCAGTTCCGGTAGAACGATAGCGCACACCAGCGTTCGGATCACGAACCGATGTAGCCAAACGCTTCTCGCCAAAGAACGTGATGTAGCCTGGCAACGTTTGATCGTAGCGGCGCATAACCATGTTCAGACGATCAACGGTTGTGTGAAAACGGCTCCAATCAGCAAAGTACATTGGGTACAAGCTGTTAGTGCCGGCAGAACCAGTAGTAGTCTGGCTAGGAGTGTCCAGATACTTGTTCATCACCACATCAAAGCCCAGCAGTTGGCCGATGATACCGTCAGGATTCAGAGATTCAACAGAGTTGAAAATCGGACGGCCATTGGTATCTTGCAAGCCACGGATTGCCTGTGCCAAGATGGGGTTAACCATAAACTTGGCATTGGAAGTCCAATATTGCTGTGGCAGTGCATAGATCAAGTTGATAACGTCTTTATAGGCAATGGCGTTTGCACCAACCGTATTAGCGTTAGAAGTCAACTGATCGTAGGTTGCCAAGCTATGCAAGCCGGAAGTAGAACCAGTACCGCTAGTACCAAATGCAGCAACAGAAGATGTGCCACCAGCATAGGAACTATTAGAACCAGCATACTGATCCAAACCACGCAAACCATTAGAACCACCGTAAGGCAACGATGTTGCGCCTTGATCGTTATTTTGGATCATGGAAAGGGCTTCTGCTTGAGCAAACTCAACCAGCATATCGTCAACCACATTGGCTTCCAAACCATCAATGTCGTCCAAAGCCGCAGTACGGATAGGAAACTGGACATTCAAGTCTTGCAGAACCAATTGCCAAATGGTGGTGTCTTCAGTAGTGGCAGAGCCATTGTTCTGAATACCATATCCCCAGGCAGCGCCAGCGTTGCCTACTTTTACGCGAAACTGATAGGAAGAACCATCAGTAGCAACGGTGCGAGTCAGGCCACGCAAGGGATTAGCCAAACGCAGAGCAACAAACGTAGGATCGTAAGCAGTACGGCCACCTTTGCCATCACCACCGCCGGTAAGGGCCGAGGCTTCGCGCAGATACGCATCGTATTGGCTTTCATCAGCAAACATCTTCAGTTCTTTTTCTACACGGTTGTTACCTTTGTAAAACTGAGTCAGTTGTTCGCGCACATTACGGTTGACATCACCACGCACGGTTTTGGCCGGTGCTTGGATGATTGCGGGTGCTTGCACAGAAGCAACTTTAGCTTCCAGGGCAGCAATTTTCTCTTGCATTTCTACCTTTGCGGCTTCAACAGCAGCGATAGATTTTGCTTCAGTGGCGCTGATCTTTTCGGCTTGAGCCGCTTCGATTGCGTCCAGTTTTTCAATGATTTCTTTAGACATAATTAACCTTTCAGTCGTTTATCGAGAGTTTTAAGAAGTTCGCGCTGCTCAAGAGCCGCGAGAATCTCCGCTTTGGTTGCCTCCGCATCAGAGTCACTCAGAATTGGTGCAGTTTCAACAGGCACTACAACAGCGTCACGCTGCTCAAGCACCTTTTTGAAAGTAGATGCAGCGGCAACCGCATCACTCTTGGATAGTCCTGCATCACGCAAGGCTTGCTCCAAAATCTTTAGATCGGCAGAGCCATCGGGCCGGAAAAACTCCAGCTTGTTGACGTTTGCCTCGGGGTTGTTGGGATACATCACGATAGATACCTCACGCAATCCACCTTTGGTGATTTGGAAATATGCTTCATCGGATTGATCGGGTTCGCCATCGGCATTAACCATTTGATAATCTTCCGCATAAGCGCCAACAGAAACGCCGCCAAACATTTGGGGCGACTCTTGCATAATGTTGTAAATATCTTTTCCAGCGCTGGTATTTGTGTATATACGTCCTTGCGCCGTCATGCAGTTATCATCCATTTCAAAGGATGTCCACTCACCCACCGGCATTGAATCCGATTGGTGATTTAGAAACATAGGAAGGGGTTTGCCGCCTTTAGCAAAGGATTCGGCCCAATCCATAAAGCCCTCGGGCTGATAATTGAAACGCCGCCCGTCTGCGCCTTCTCGAGCGCCCCAGGTGGTTACGGTGGCTTCAATCTTGCCGGTATTGCCCTGTTTCTCTACGATTAAACGGGCTTCGCACAGCATATTTAGGTTTTGAGTCATTGATTACCTCATCGACTTTTGTTAAATCAATGTCGTATATTGTAGGTAATTCTAGCGCACTTACCCGCTTTTTGGGCTTATTATACTTTTTCTGTAGTGCAAGCAATTGGGCTAAGTCTATCATTTCTTGCCAATATTCATCTTTTTTCTTTGATTACCGCCGCCGCCGCCGGTATCTTGGGGGGAAGTTCCCGCAATAGGTTCCACTGGATTAGTATCCTTCAAATCGTCCGCGCCGTCAATTTGGGGCATTCCAAGGTACTCTCGGGCCTCATTTTGAGTCATTATCCCTGCGGTAACCCCTGCGGTAGCAAAATTCATTTGATCCAGTGGAGCGCCTTTTAGGAAGTTGCAAGTATCAAACTCAATCGCCAAGTTAGGATACCCTTGAAACAAATGTTGCTTTAATTTTTGCTGAACATTAACCAAAGTTGGGTACATGGTGGATTTGTAAAACTCATCCAACAAGGTTTGGGTGTTATTAAACTTACTTTCCCCAACGCCAATCATTTGATGCGGTACGCCAAATAAAGCGCAAATTCGCTTCATAGTTTGATCTTTTAGCTTGGCAGCGTCCGCATCTTGCAGGGTAAGCATATTCAAAGGCGTATATTTCATGCCCTGATCTAGCAACATACCCTGCCCAGGCTTACTAGGATCGGATTGGCGGCTTCCCACCATTGAACTCCATGCCTCTTTTAGACGGGCGGCAATTTCTTTGTATTTGGCATCTGCAATTACTTGCTCGGTGGTAAACATACCCGAGGGCTTTGCGCCGTTCTGCATTACATAGTTGGCATACAAGTCAATGTCCTGATCCAGCGACACCAACTCAGCGGCCAAGATGCCTTTGTTAAAACCAGCAGAACCTTGCCAGTTCATATCCTTGCAGTGCATCACTTGGTGGGACGCAAGCGGCTCATCCCGCGAGAACCCATAGGATGGTGTAGACAGGCGGTAAGAAGGATAGCGGGTAGGCGTGATGGTTACGGCAATAAGGGTAGAGTCCAGAAGATACATCTCCAACGGGGTATCCATGCTGTTCTTCTGATCTTTGCGCCACCATAGGGTAAACGCTTCGCCCGAAAGTTCGTACCACATGAGCCATTGATACCAAAACTCATAGGTAGATTGGAAGTTATTTGGTTGTGCCAATAAATTAGCAACTTGCTTGGCTTTTGCTTTATCTCGCGCACCCACCAATTCAGATTTGATTGCATCGACATAAGTACCATCGTCCGATTTGCTTACTACCTTAATTGGAAGTTGGGATAGCGCCCGTGCTTTAATGGCAACGCAAGACATAATGGTGGAATTGCGCGTCAACAGCGACATATCCACCGGCCTACCAGCGTTATTAGTCGAACTGGTGGTGACGTACAGAATCTGAGTATTTACATTCGGATTCTTGTTGTCGCCTTGGTAAACAATGTTATTACCGAGCGCAGTTTGCCCGAAAAGCGTATTGCTTTCCTTAACGTCTTTTCGTTTGAAAATATCAAGAAGTGCCATGTTTACGCTCCATTTTCGCGGGATTTTACCACTCTAACGATCTAAATCCATACGAATCACTGACAAAAACATTGTCTAAATGGCAATGCAAAGCCATAATCATGGAGATAATCCCATCGACTTTAGCACTAGGATCAGCTTCATTCTTCCTGACTTTTACATTACCGTTCACATCAGTATATACCTCACAGTTACCCAATTGCCATCCGACAAAGGGATTTCCATCGTGCTTGATACACTTTTTCTGGATTAATTGCTCGGCAGTTTTAGACGGATTTGACAGCACAGCCATGCTTTGGCCAACCTTTTTTACGGGTAAACCCTCGGCATATAGGTTTGCCACCAGTGCAGCGGCATTGTATGGATCAAAGCCAATTTCCTTGATTTCATGCTCTACGCATTGCTGCTTGATATAAGTCTGAATCTCATTAATATCGGTGACGTTACCCTGAGTTAGCCGCAAAATGCCGCTTAATTGCGCTTGTTGGAATATGCCCTTGTAATGGTTTGGCACAAAATCCATTGATTGTTCCGGCAGGAAAAATTGGAATTTGGCATAGAAATTTTCTTCCGAATATCGGTGCAAAGTACAAACAGAATTTAAATCTCGGGAATGGGCCAAGTCAAACGCCAAGAATGTAGATTCGGGTTTTTCTTCGGGAATCTTGTCAATTGAATCGTCCCAATAACGCCTGTCAATCCAAGCCGTATTAGCGGACACATAGATATTCAATTGCTTGCACAGGAACTCATTAAGGCTTGCAGGTTTGGCTGAGGCTTCTGCCGCCATGTGTGCAATATGCTCACGGGTAACTGATATGCCCAACATAGGGTTTGCCTTGCCCCACACCTCTGGGTTGCTCCATTCATCGCCTGGATCAATGCTGTAACAAAGCCCAAACCAACGGTTGTTGTCCTCGGCAGCGCCGCGCAACATATTACGCAAATGGCTTAAATCTTCAAAGAACTTGGTTTCCTTGGTAAAGCTGGCTGTAGTCAGATACATCCGCAAAGGGTTTTTCCGAGCGCCCATACCCGAATGCAGCACCTCAATAGACTGCCTATCCACAATCTGCGCCGCCTCATCTATCATGGCGCAAGACGGGTTTTTACCGTCACCGGATTTGCGGTTGTCGCGGGAAAGCGCCCGATAGGTACTTGTACTATCGCCCGTTTTTTTCAATTCGCTACGGTAAATAATGAACTTTGCGGCCAATTCTTGTTTCATGGCCTCCACAATGGCTTTGGACGAATCAAAGCAAATAGACGCTTGTTCGCGGTTTGTTGCCAAGGTAAACACCTCTGGGCCAGCATCACCAAACTGAAGTTCGTATAGGGCAATGATGGATGCAATGGTTGTCTTGCCAGACTTGCGGGGAACAAACAGGATTACGTCTGTAATCCACCGAACGTTAATGTCCCGCCTATCCCGAAATCCATAAATGGCCGCCAAGAACAATACCTGGAATGGCTCAAGAACGATTGACTTACCGGCATCCGGCCCTTTAACGTGCTTACAAAAACTTACAAACTTCAAGATGTGTTCGGCTTTTGCTGGGACAAATTCGTAAGGCGCATCTTTGCGCTCCACCATATCCAAGAACCGCTGGCAAGCTAACTGGACATCCTCACACGCAAGTTTGTCCTTACGAACTACGCTAGTTGCGTAGGTAAATGCAGGGTTAAGCAGTGGCGAATAATTCATCTACGTCTGTTGTCTTGTTAGATTTCTTGGGACGGCCACGGGCAACCAGGGCTAGTTCCGCAAGTATCTTAATGGCTTTGTCCAGGCATTCGGTGCGAATCTTGTAATGAGGGCTAGGTGCGTCACCCGATGGGTAATGGTAAGTCGGCCCTGACTTCAACAAATCCAAGTGACTTTCCAAAAGGGTTTCCATCACCATCACCAGCGCACCAATCAACAATTCGTCAGCGGCGGTAATGTTGCCGGTGGAATTTTCCACATCGTTGCGAATGGCCGTTTCAAAAGCAACCGCATTCCATGTTTTTGGTTCGCGAATAAAGCCAATTATTTGCCGTGGGGGTGTTTTCATATTGTGCCTGTGGATAACTTGTGAGTAATAGGGGTGCTGAAAATGCGTTTATACGAATTTAAGA